AGCAGAAGGGCGCAATCAGCCTGGACAACCCATCGACATTGTCACGCACAATCGCCTTCCGCGGATATTTCGCACCGAAGATGATTGACGCAAATCAATTCATGAAAATTCCACAGGCTTAACTAAACCTAGCTAACAAAAGGGATATTGCAAAATGGCCGCGTTTACTCTCACGCACACGCAACGTCTAGACAACGTGGCCATCTTGCAAACCCTTGAATCAACAGACATTGCAATAGGCCAAACAATAGTTGTTAGCGGCAACGCCGACTTCAACGGCACCTACATTGTGTATGCCGTACCGCTTTACCTATTTGAAGGCGTTGACGAGTACGGCGACTACCTTTTTGACACTAACGATATTATTCCGAATCAATTATTGGTCAATCAGGTTGCAGACGATTCTGTCCGTGCAGCTGCAACTGGCACAATCACCTGGACACAAACCTGCACCTGGGTAGTAGCACAAAACGTGCTGGACTGGCTCGGCATTGCCACAGCAAGCGCAAATGACACGACCTTCGTTACCACCTGCACGGCGGCGGCTAACGCTTGGGCGTTCCGTAAGCGCGTCGAGGCGGGATACCACGACGCGCTTGCAACGTCCCCAACATCAGCAGCAACACTAGGAACCACGATGTATGCCGGCAGCCTGTACCGCCAGCGCGGCAGCGTTGATTCTTTTGCTTCATTTGAGGCAATGGGCCAGACAGCGCCGACTGCTTCACTAGGCGAAATTATGCGCCTGCTGGGCATCAACCGAAGCCAGGTTGCATGAGTGCCACAGGCGTATTTGCAGAGGCTCAGGCGGCCCTAGCGACCCGTTTAACGGCACTAGGGATTGTGAACACAGCCGACCCACGTAACGCGCGCCCAATGTCGGTTCTTATTGAGCCACCATCGTTCACAGCGTTTACATACAACGTCTTAAAAATGACGTTTACCCTTCGCGTCTTGGCCGCCCCCCCAGGTAACCAAGACGCGATTGATTACCTGTACACCACCATTGACACGATCATCAACACCACCACCATTGATGTACTTGACGGGCGACCTTCAATGACAACTATTGGCGGGCAAGACATACCTTCATACGACCTCACCGTAGCTGTGGCAACACAGCGAGCATAAAAAAGGAAACACATGGCAACCACTACTTTTCTAGGAAACGCAACAATCAACATCACCCCCACCGGCGGTGCCGCTGTTGACGTTTCAGACCAATGCACAAAATGCGAAGTGATGGTCGGCTTTGACTATCTCGAATCAACCGCAATGGGCGACACCGGACACCAAGCAGCCCAGGGCCTACAAAACGTCTCAGTCAACATGGATTTGTTCCTGTCTTACGGCGCCACAGAAATTGAAGCATTGCTGGCAGCTATCCAAACCGCTGGCAGCTGCACAATCGTCGTATCACCATCAGGCGCCACAGAGAGTGCCAGCAACCCAGAGTTCACGATCACGAAATGCACCACAGAATCCAACATGGCCATCATGTCAACTGTGGGAGAGCTCAGCGTTGCCTCGCTGTCGTTTACTAACGGCACCTGGGTACGCGACATCACCCCTTGATCTAAACCCTTAACCGTGCGAAGGAACCAATGCAACTATCAATCAAAGTCAACACAGGCGAAGAAGATTTTGTTGTCACAACAAACCTTTTTCATATCGTGCAACTGGAACGCAAATATAAAACAAAAGCATCAGATCTAGGTTCAGGCGTCTCAATAGAGCAGCTCGGATTCCTAGCCCATGAAGCAGCAAAAACTGGCGGGTTCTCTCCCCCACTACAACTAGATGACTTCCTGAAGAAATTGGTCACGCTAGAAGTTTTGGAGAACGCGCCAACAAACCCCACCAACGGGGATCAGTAAGCCGATCACTCGCCGAAATACTTGTCGAGACTGGCTACTGGCCCCCATTTGATTTCACACTTCAAGACTTGAACACCGTGATTGATGTTCTTAACAAACAGAGAAAGGCCAGACAATGACGGTTTCAACAAACATTGAAATGGTCGGCCTAAAAGATGCTCTCAGGGATTTGAACAAACTGTCGCCAACCTTGCGTCGCGGAATAACTACAGAATACAAAAGCATTGTTGCCCCTGTTGTTAATGAAGCAAAAGCGCGCATACCTGACTTGCCGCTCTCAGGCTGGCGTTACTCATGGACAACTAATAGCGGTTTCAAAATGTTGCCCTGGGATCCGAATAAAGCAGCCAAACAGGTTAAGGCTGGCGTCTCTGGCAAAAAGCCCAAAGAGTTTCAAGGCCGCACAAGCAACCTGGCGGTTTTCTTTATCCGATGGTCAGGCACGGTTGACACCGTTTTTGATCTCACGAGTAAAGGTGTGATGGGCAGAAACCTTGGCGCTAAATGGGGGCGCCCATCGCGCGTGTTATGGCCTGCATATGAGAAACACAAAAACGAAGTTGAAGCAAATGTTTTAGAACTCGCCCAGGGCGCAATGAAACAAGTTGACAAACTAACTAGGGGGCGATGACTCATGGCAATAACCATTCCGATCATCACAGAATTTGCTGGCGCCGGCATTGATAAAGCAATTAAACAATTTAAGCAATTAGAAACCAATGGCGAGAAAGCATCGTTTGCTATTAAAAAGGCTGCTGTCCCTGCAGCTGCCGCGCTTGCTGGCCTCGGTGCTATCGCCCTTGACTTTGCGAAGGCCGCTGCTGAAGATGAAGTTGCTGCCGCGCAACTAGCAAAACAACTCAGGAACTCGACAGGCGCCACTAACGGCCAAATTGCGGCAATAGAAAAATACATCACCAAAACTTCTATGGCCACAGCGGTCACCGATGACAAGTTGCGCCCAGCCTTAACCAACCTCGTGCGCGTTACATCAGACACCGCACGGTCACAAAAACTGTTGACCACCGCCCTTGACATTTCGGCAAGTACAGGCAAAGACCTTGAGTCTGTGTCAATTGCCCTGGCAAAAGCAGAAATGGGCCAGTACACCGCGCTAAAAAAACTGGGTGTGCCAATGGGCGCAAACGCCACAGCCCAGCAAGACATGGCCAAATTTGGCAAAGCCCTAGCAAAAGTGCAACTTGAATATACCCAGGCACTTGAAGACACCACGCTTACAGAAAAAGACCGCACAAAACTTTTAGCCAAAGTACAAGAAGCACAAGAAAAACTAAACAGCGTCACAATTCAAGGCGCCGACTATGTCATAGACCTAGACAAAGCATTCGGTGGCGCAGCCGACACAGCAGCAGGCACAGCAGCAGGCGCGTTTGCTCGAATGAACATTGCTTTAAGCGAAACAAAAGAATCAATCGGCGCGGCCCTCTTGCCCGTTGTTCAGGTCATGGCCGACAAGTTCGCCGCCATTGGACAACTTGCACAAGAAAACTCTGGCCTGTTCGTCACCCTGGCAGCCGTTATTGGCGGAATTGCTATAGCGGTTCTTGCAGTCAACACAGCCCTCAAGATTTATGCGGCATACACAAAACTTGTGGCAGCTGCCACGTACCTCTGGAACGCCGCCCTAGCCGCCAACCCTCTAGTTCTTCTTGGCATTGCAATCGCCGCTGTGGTTGCTGCCCTAGTCATCGCCTACAATAAATTTGAATCGTTCCGCAACCTTGTTGACACATTATTTGACGGCATGAAAACAGGCTTTGCTGTCGTAGTTAACGTGATACGCGGCTACGTCGAAACCCTTGTGGCAATTTACAAAGGCTTGTTTAACGGCATCGCAGACATATGGAACAACACCGTCGGCAAACTTAAATTCAAAATACCAGGCTGGGTGCCAGGCATCGGCGGCAAAGGCTTCGATGTTCCACAGATCCCCAAACTTGCTGAAGGCGGCATCGTCACAGGTCCGACAATCGCCATGATTGGTGAACGCGGCCCAGAGGCCGTGATCCCTCTCACAGGCCGTAGCGCCGGCGCAATGTCAACCAACGTCACAATTAACGTCAACGGCGGTGACCCACAATCGGTAGTCGCAGCGCTACGCACCTACATGCGCCAAAACGGATCTGTGCCCATTCGCGTAAGCAACATTTTCTAATGACTCTCGCCCAGTATTCGGCCTCTTACAGCGTTGATGACGGCATCACCTACACCGTCTTGAAAGACTTGATGTCAGTCAACTTGTCGGTCGGCGTACAAGCACAGCTGCAACAACTCAGGGCTTCAACCTGCAGCATCGTTTTACGGTACCCAGACGGCTACGACGATCCGATCACCGACCTTGTGCCAGGCACTCGCGTACTCATCAAAAACATTGTCGGCACAGAATTTGATGTGTGGGAAGGCAAAATCTCTGACGTCTCAGTCACCTGGGGAATCCCCTATGTCAACAACGTAGGCAACGCAGACTTTTTAGAAATAAACATCGAAGGCTTTTTTGCAGATCTTGGACGTATGGACGGCCTTGACTACGCAATGACAGCCACCACACTCACAAGCCAATTCACACAAGCAACCACACAATCAGGTGTCGCCTGTGCCTACATACCCACAACCGACGGCCGGTTAGGCCCAGCCACCACCGTTAGCGGCACCTGGGCCGACTGGGTGGCACAAACCGCGCTATCAAATAATTGTCGTATGCGCGACGGTTTAGAAATGGTCACAGGCCGCGTCAACATTGTAAGCCCGTTTTCCATTACTGCTTGCACCGTCAACTTTAGTGACACACCATCAGGCGACGACCAAAAATTTGATGTCATAGATTTTGACAGCCTGGCCGACAACTATTACACCCAGGTATCGGTCAACACGGCGTCATTCGGTACGGCAACAGTCACAAAAGCTGGGGAGACAGTACCGTTTCGCACACTCACCGTAAACACGCTGAGCCCGTCCATAAGTGTCGGCACAGATTTTGCCAACTATCTGTTAGGCAACTACCAAGACCCAGCCCTGGCGCTTAGCAGCTTGTCAGCAACAGCTGAACAACAAACCACAAACAAACTAGACCAACTTGATTTGTTGGGTGTTGCTAACTACCCAGGCAAAAGCATTGTTGTCACTTTTCGTGGCACCAACTATTTTTGCATTATTGAAGGCGTCACAATGAGTTCAACACCAGCAAGCACAAGATTCACTTTCTATGTTTCAGGCCAAGACCTAAACGCTTACCTAATTCTTGACAACACCAAACTCGGCAAACTTGACGAAAACAAACTGGGGTACTAATGGCTATAAAAACATTCACTACTGGCGAAGTGTTGACCGCTTCAGACACAAACACGTACCTCGCAAACAGCGGGCTCGTGTATATAAAACAACAGACCGTCGGCAACGCAGTTGCAACCGTCACCGTCTCGTCGGCATTTTCTACAGATTTTGACAATTACCGCATTACGTTTGCAAGTGCAATACCTAGTGCAACTGATTCATTTAGGTTGATGATAGGTAGTGGCGCAACAAACGACCACTACTCAACAATGAACTATGACCTTTTTAATGGGGCATCTACAGGCGTGATACGTGTAAATAATGGTGCAAGTATTTATGCTGTGTTGAATCAAGCAGGAGACAAAACTAGCCAATTTAGTTGCGACATTCTAAGCCCATTTCTTGCACAACCAACAGTAATAACAGGCGAAGCCTATGGCAGAGGTTATTACTGTGACTTTGGTGGAACAAGGCTTGCTTCAACTTCCTTTACAAGTTTCACTATTACATGTGACGGCGCAGGAACAATGACAGGCGGAATTATTACAGTATTTGGATACAGAAAGAGTTAAAAAATGACAAACCCACTAATACAAATAGACGACGAAATACGCGAAATGACAGACGAGGAATACGCGCAACATTTAATAAACATTGCAGAGGCGCAAGATGTTGTGGCGGATTAGTTTTGTAGCCGTACTCTTGGCAGGCATTCTCACAGCATGCGGCGACCGTGAGCGCGTCAACTGTGAACCACGCACAAAAAACAAAGCGCTGAGCGCCACCGTGCTTGGAACAACAACTACAACACCAGCGCCACAGTACGGCACAGGGGCCAAATGCCCATGAGACAAAAACCAAGATTTACCAACGAAGAAATAAAAGCCCGCATAGTTTTAATTGTCGCCATAGGTCTAACCGCTTCATTTGTTGGCTCAGTATTCACAATTCTGTACGGCCTGCTATTCGTTACACAGCCGCAACAAATGGCAGAGCTAGACGCTGCACAAGTATCTGTACTCTCGAGCATGTTGCTCACACTCTCAGGCGGGCTCATCGGCCTATTGGCAGGAAATGGTTTGCGCGACAAACCAAAAGACAAAGACAAACCCGAATGATTTACACCGGCAACACCGACGGTGCAGCTGTAGGCAAACGCGCCGGCACCGAAAAGTTTGTGGACATCATCAAGAAAAAAGGCTTCACTAACTTAGGCACCTGGGCCGTAAGAAACATGCGGGGCTCAGACCGCCTGTCAGTACACGCCACAGGTCGTGCAGCAGACATCGGCTACAAAGACAAAGCCACAGCTGCACTCTGGGCAGAATGGCTCGTAGCCAACTACGAAACATTGGGCATCGAAGAAGTACACGACTACGCCGGCACCACAAAACAAGGCTGTGAAAAATGGGGTCGCGGCTGGCGCTGTAACCGTGACGGAAAACCCGCTTGGAAAGACTGGACAGAAACCGCAAACGGCGGGACGCCAGGCGGCTTGTGGCTACATGTAGAACTCACGCCCGAAATGGCAGACAACCCTCAACTACTGGTTGAGCGTTGGAAAACCCTTATTAAACCTGCATAAGCATTTTATTAGCTAGTCGTTTGC